GTAGCGTTTGTCGGCGCGTTCCGAGATACGGGCTCGCTGCTCGGCACCGATGGCGAGACCCATACCGGATGGAACCCATACGGGACAGCGACGGATCGTGTTACCGCCCTCCTGCTTGGTGGCGAACCGTTCGCACTGGATGAAAGTGAAACCCATGAAGGTGTTGATTTCGCCCTTCACGAGCGCCTTGACGCCGTTGTAGTCGGCCGACGTGACTTCGGTCGTGCCGAGCAGGTTGTCGAGCTGGGCGGACGTGACGCCGATGTAGGCCGCGCCTTCCATTTCCAGATCAACGTCGTTCGACAGAAGCAGCTTACGCGCCTCGCGCAGCTTTTCGACGGTCAGACCGTTCGCGGTGCCGCTGATGTCCTTCTCGATAGTCTGAGAAGCCGGGAAAGACGTAGTGCTGTCGCCGTCCTTTCCGGTCTTGGCGTCCGCGAAAAACTTCTCGATGATGATGTCGTCGATCTCGCGGCCGACAGCCCACGCCGCATTCATCGAATAGGCCGAAGTCGGGTCGATCAGAAGGCGAATACGGTCGCGATTGTCGATCAGGTCGCCCCACTCGACATCCACGAGCGTCACCTGACGCCGGTCGTGCGGGGTGTTCATCAGCGGACTGTCCGCGTGCCGCGAGGTAGTGCGCTGGGCGGCGGTCGCGGCGATCTGATCGAAATACGCTTTTTCGCCGTTCTGAGACGTTTCAATCATCAGAGACCGGCGCAGCTTGGAGCCTTTCTGCTGCGCCAGCATACTCACGTTGTCGCGGTACTGGCGCACAAAGGCAGTTGTAACTTGGTTGCTCACTGGTTCCTCCTAAATCCTTTAGGATGCACGGAAATTCGGTTTCGGTGCGCTGCCCCTTGCGGGACGCTGTATAAGGATTTTCGCTGCCGGACGCCGTGTCGGCGCTGCCCGGTCTTCTGAGCCCGCCGGCAGCTAGGAGGGACCGTGAGGCTACCCCTCGGGTAAGGCGGGATGTGGGGACGGTACGCGGAACATAGCCGTCCCTACAGGGAGATATGAGAACGGACGGCCCGGTGTTCAAGGCCGTCCGCTTTATCCGTTACGTACTGACGGACGTAGGCTCAGGCGCGGTGGTGCTGCCCATTTCCTGCTCGGGGTAGGCGTCCTGATAGAGCTGGTTCATCCGCTCCACCGCGTCCCGGTGGCCGGGATGGTTCGAGTCGCTGTACGCCTTGTTGAACTCGGCGTCCAACCGAAGATCGCCAATCTCGCGCTGAGCCTGTTCGGGCGACTTCGAGAAGCCACGGAACGGGCTGCCAGCCATCTTGTCCTCGGCCAACGCCTTGCCGGCTTCGCCAAGCGCCTTTACGACGGTGGGGTGATTGCCGAGCCCGGTGTCTTCAAGAAGCTGCACGAACTCGTCGCCACCGAATTCCTTCGCCGCCTTCACGCCGTTTTGCACATACTCGTCGTAGGCGTTGCCCAGTTCTTTCTTGAGCGCCGCCTCGGACTGTTCGCGCTGGGCGTTCGTCTCGGCGTTGGCCGCCTCGGCCATTTCCTGTTGGAGCTGCGGATACCAGTCCATCAGGCCGGCAAACTGGCTTTGTGTCAGGCCAAGCTTGTGCGCCACGTCCTGAAACTTGCCGACCTGCTCCTCGGACGGCACAAACTCCTTGGCCGGATGGTCGTCCTTGAATTCCGGCAACTTGTAGCCGTCCATCGTTTCCGGCCGGCCCAGCTTGTTGTAAACAGTGTCCCAATCGCTGTCCGGTGCGTCCTTGCCGGGAATGGCGACCTTATCGGAACCGACCATACGCTGAGCGTGGACGTAGCCCTTCGCAAGCCCGGTCACGTCCTTGATGTCCTGCAAGGACGGATCGTTGCGCAGGTCTTCAGGGATTTGAGACAGGAACTCGGTGTTCTGGCCCTCGTTGCCTTCGTTGCCTGAGGGGTTCCCTTGAGGTTCGTCCGACATCTAAAATTCCTCCATTCCAATGAGGGGTTGCTGCATGAAAAGTTTGTGGTAGTCGGGCTCGTTCATCCGCATCATCGTAAGGATGTGCAGAGCGAGCGAGCGCCGACCCTCGTGAAAGTGAGTGCCGTACGGGTCGCCGGGCTCATAGGAGCTGTCGAGTACGCGTGCATGGGTAAGCAGGTCGTGCAAGACGCGCTTGCCGACTTCGGACCCGAATACCTCCGCGTAGTCGGAAGCCAGCTTCTCGGCCTGTGTAGGTTTACGCTGTTCGCTGTCCGCCATTGTCCTGAATGTCCGCGATATTTTTAAGGGCTTCCGAGCCGGTCTTCGCCTGTTCGGTTCCGGCGCTCAGCTCGGCGTTCGTGTTCTGGCTCTCGCGCATATCTTGCACGTGCTGTTTCGAAGCGATAATCGAGGCTGGGACGTTGAACTTGCGAGCCACGTCCCGAATGTAGGCGTCCGCGTCGATGTTGGCGGCCGAAGCCGGATCGACTTCCAAGACCGGGCCGATAGCCGAGAAAAAGCGCGTCATATTGTTCGCCTCGGCCACGTTCTGCGCGAGGACGGCCGGCGACGTGAATTCGATTTCGAAGCCTGCCCCTTCCAGATCGCGCGGCGGTTCGGGCAGGCGGCCTTGTCGCGCCAGAATATTGATAGTGCGCTCGATCAAGGGGGCCAGGAACTCGACCTGAATACGGGTCAGCATCGGCTGCATCCGGCGGAAGCGCTCTTCCCGTTGGGCCAGAACCTGAGTGGCCGTCATTTCCGGGTTTTCCCGAAGCTGCATCATGTCGAAAAAGAAGGCGCGCAGCACGGCTTCCCGGCGCTGGTCCATCATGTCGAGACCGATGTCGGGCCGCGCCGCCGTTTCCAACGGCTCCGGCTTGTTCTTGGACGTGGCGCGATAGAAATTGAGACCGCCAGGAACGGCTTTCATCGGCCCGATCATGCCGTCATCCGGGATCAGCATGGGCGGCCACGTAGCGAGTTGGGCCGCTTTGATCTGGACTTCGGACATCTTCTGGAGCATCCGTACGTCCGGCAGGGCGGTCATTGCGGGTGATCGGCCATAGACCTCGCCGGCCAGTTTCTCCCAGCGCGGCACCATCATCGGGAATTCGTCGAAGCCGCTTTCCATGACGACGGCTTCCGGCTGGGTACAAATGTGGATGCTGGCCCACGGCTTGTCGATAGACAACTTGCCGCGCGGATCACGCTCTTCGCGCGGGCTGATGACCTGGAGGAAGTTGAACATTTCGTCGGGCTTCGACGCGGCCTTGTCTACAATCTTCTGCGGCAGCCGATCTTTCCCGTAGTGCTGGATGGCTTGCCGGGCGGTCCAGTCCCATTGTCGAAACGTCGTGTCTACAACGCCGTCGCTGTTCTCGCGAGCGTAGATTTCCGGCATGGCGCGCGTCGAGAAATTGACGCCGCGCGGTGTCTCGCCCACGAACATGGCCGACGTGCCCAGACCGGCCAGGTCGAGAAACAGGCTGTGGGCCTCCAAGTGGAACTGGCTTCGCGAGCTGTTCAGCTCGGCCAATACGATGTCGCGCACCTTGTCAAGCCACTCGCGCTCGTCCTTCTGGACGTTGTAGCCTTCGTCGTCGAAGTGGAAACGCAGGATCAGCCAGCGGCTGGTGGGCGAAATGAGCTGGCCGGCCAGCGTGGCCGCGAGCATTTCGTTGGCGAACACGGCTGTGTTGTCGTAGATGCGCGGGCGCAACAGGTTCGTGTCGCCGCCGGGCGTGCGCGGCAGGATCAGGTTGTCTACATCGACCCATACGCGCTCGAAGCGGCGGCGCGGAGCCTGAACCTGCTCGAACTCGTCTTTGAGGGCCTTTACGCGCGGGTTGCGTCGGGTCATTAGGCGCGACGGTAGAAGACGGTTATGCTGGATACTGTGGTGAGCGTGTTGAGGTAAAGGCCGGAGCGGCCTTCAACCGTGCCGGGAAGCGGCAAGAAGTGGTTGTCGCTGTCGCCGGCCGTGTCGATATCCAGCAGTGTGTCTCCGCCGTTTACGTCCGTGAGCTGAACGCGACCGGCTGTCGCGCCATCGACGAAATACAGCCCGACGAGAACACTGGCGTCCGTGGTGACCGCGCCTGTGGACGTTAGCTTCTTGGCG